GTACCTATACCCAATGGCTATCCACTTGCGCGACCATGTATTGAATTATTACTTGTCACAGGCGCATGATGCGGTAGACAAAGCTCAAACTGAGAAGCTGATTGAGGAAGATTCACAGCAACAAGTAGAAATCATACTTGAAGTACAGAAACTCATTGAGCAACAGCTGGCTTCGTTTGCACAAGAGCTAGCTCAAATCGATCAACAGGCGCAGCAGTTCAAACCTGAACCACCTATGCCGCCAGACAACAGCCTACAAGTGGCTAAGATTGGTGCGCAGATACAAACTCAGGCATTGCAACAGAAAGCTCAGACAGATCAAGCTAAGTTGCAAATCGAACAGCAGAAATTGTCTGATGATTCTCAAGACCGTCAAGCTGAGTTACAGCGTGAGCAGCTACGTCAGCAGTCAGAAGACCAGCGTACAATGGCCGACCTCCGGACACGTGTGGAAATGAACACCGATGACAACGAGACAGCAATGCGTCTCGCAGCAGCGGAAATCGCTAGCGGAGAGAAAGTTGCCGTTAGCACCGGAACTGGCGTTAACCCAGGAGTTTAACTTTAGGAGATAAAAATGGCAGACAAACCAACCACGGGCACAGTCCCGATGAACAATGCAGCAGTCAAGCAGCATCACCGTATGGCAGCGGGTGTACCCGTCACAGGTCAAACTGTGCCCTCAACTCCGGTTATGCCTAAGACTCCTGCATGAATGTAGAGACAAAGCTTCTCAATAGGCTGAAAACGGCGCAAGGTGAGTTCGCCATGGAGTCTATGAAGAGGCCACAGAATCGCGATGCTTTTGAGTACGGGTATCGTGTAGGTGTCGTTGCAGGATACGAGGCCGCAATCAATGTACTTCTTTCAATGTTAGACGAGGAGAAAAATAGTGACAACGACTTATGAGAATGCGCTAGATGAGGCATTTCCAGCAGCAGATGCTGGAGTACGTCCTTATGGTAGCCGTGTTCTGGTTCAAATCCGTAGTCCAAAGAAAAAATCAGCAGGTGGTATCATAATTGATACTGGTTCTCGTGATACTGAGAAGTGGAACACGCAAATCGCTAAAGTAGTCGCGATTGGTCCTCTGGCTTTTCACAACCGAGACACTATGCAGCCATGGCCGGAAGGCGCATGGGCAAAAGTCGGAGATTACATCCGTGTAGCTAAGTACGGTGGTGATCGCTGGGAAGTGCCCCTAGAAGACAACGAAGCTGCGTTGTTTGTTATGTTTAACGATTTGGATTTGTTGGGTGAGGTCACTGGCGACCCACTAGCTATCCGAGCATTCATCTGATAAGGAGATGAGAAATGGCTGACGTAATGAAAGAAGATGACGAAGACATCAAAGACAAAGATGACGTCATAATTGTTGAAGAAGATCCTGCAAACAAAGCTTCTGCAGAAGATGATCATGATGACGATGATCAAGATGATGAACGCTCGGCCAAAGCTGATGACGGAGATGAAGACGAACGGGAAGCTATCCGTGAGCGTCGCCGGCAAGAAAAGCAAGAGCGTAAAGAGCGTCGTGATAAAGCTATCTCTCGCGACAAATTAGAGCTAGACTTCCTACGTAAACGTAACGATGATCTTGAGCGTCGATTGACGGTACAAGAGCAGCGTACGCAGCAGTTAGACGTTAACGGTATTGATGCTCAAAACCAGAAAGCGCAGAACGATGCGCAGATGGCAGACAGGATCATCGCTAAAGCTGTTGAAGCCGGTAACGGTGACGATGTAACTCAAGCGTTACGTTATCGTGACGAAGCTATTTCTAAAGTTCAGCAGCTGACATACGCTAAGCAACAAGCTCAGCAAAAAGCTCCTGTTTCTGACGGTATTGATGACGTCACCGCATATTATGCCAAGCAATTTATGGATAATAATAAGTGGTACGATCCTCAAGGTCGTAATGAAGATTCAGCTATCGTCATGGCGATTGACAACGCTCTGTCAAAAGACGGTTACGACCCTCGTACCGAAGATTACTGGGTTGAGCTTGAGCGTCGTGCCGCACGTCGTTTGCCCGAAAGATTCGGTAAACAAACTCGTGAGCGCGACCGTGATGACGATTACGAAGATAAACAAGAGCGTAAACCTCGAGGTGGACCAGCAGTCGGTTCAGGCCGAGAGCACGCTCCGACATCTACCCGAAAAGAGATCTATCTGTCCCCTGACCGTAAGCAAGCTCTTATTGATGCCGGAGTATGGGACGACCCCGTTTTACGTATGAGATACGCTAAGAGGTATGCTGAATACGACAAAGCTAACAAGGCTTAAGTCATCAGTTGCCTTTTTTCAAGTTACCCACTATAATTTGCACTAATCGCTGAAAGGAGCGAGTATTATGACCGACGAACGACTAAAGAAATCCGCTGGAGAGAACCGTGATAGCAGGGTGATGAAAGATCGCCCAGTTACTGAAAATCGCGAAGTAACCGAAGACGAGCGGGTTGAAATGTTCCGTCAGCAGTTTTTTCAGTCCTCACTTCCGGACTTACCTAAGATTCCTGGCTGGCATACGTGCTGGCTTACCACGACTAATCCCCGTGACTCCATCCAGACGAGAATTCGTTTGGGCTATGAACCTGTGAAGCCGGAGGATGTTCCTGGCTGGGAGTATGCCACACTCAAGACGGGTGACTGGCAAGGTTTTATCGGTGTTAATGAAATGTTGGCTTTTAAGTTGCCTATCAGTCTTTATGAGCGTTTTATGAAGGAGGCTCACCATGATGCCCCTATGCGCGAAGAAGAGAAACTGACAGACACAGCTGAGTTCTTAGAAGAACAAGCCAAGATGTCTAAGTCGAGGTTGACAATAGGTGAAGGTAATGCGGAAATGGGACAAAAGCGGGAAGCTCTTTTTGATCTTTCCTGACGTAACCTTTTAACCATTTAGGAGCAAGCATGTCTTCGACTAGCGCACCTTTTGGTTTTCGCGCATCGTACCACAACAGTGGTCAAATGCGTCCGAAAGCCTATGTAATCGCTTCGACCTATGCGGCTAATATTTTCTCGGGCGACCCTGTAAAATTAACCGATAACGGTGTTATTCAACTCGGCACTTCAGATGGTACTCGTTCGGGTACTACCGACGGTGTTACTCTCCTAGGTATTTTCGCTGGCTGTCAGTACAATGATGCTACTGGTAAACCAACGATTTCGCCATTTTGGCCATCCGGTGCCACAGGTACTGAAATTGTTGCTTGGGTTTATGATGATCCTGAGACACTATTTGCCGTTCAGTATAACAATCCTTCTTCTGGTACTACCATGCAAACTGCAGTCGGTGAAGAATGTGATTGGACTGTAGCATCTCCTGGCGGTTCGACCCAAACGGGTCTTTCCAATACTTATTTGACTGCTATCGTAGCGACCTCTGGTCAATTCCAGATCACAGGTTTCGAAGGTAACGTCAATGACTCTATAACAGACGCTTATATTGTAGCTACCGTTCGTATCAACGAACATGCTTACAAAGCTGCTGTTAATAGCATCTAAAGGAGGGTTGATTAAATGGCAACTCCAATGAGAAGTACCGACTTTCGGTCGGTAGTTGAACCTATCCTCAATGAAGTCTTCGACGGTGTTTATGACCAGCGCGCAGACGAATGGAAGATGGTTTTCCGTGAGCAAAAAGGTATTCCCCGTAATTACCACGAGGAACCTGTTCTGTACGGTTTTGGCGCAGCTCCAGAACTGCCTGACGGTATGGCTGTTACGTATCAGTCCGGTGGTGTTCTGTTCCTGCAACGCTACCTCTACAAAGTCTATGGTTTGGCTTTCGCGCTGACCAAAGTTCTGGTAGAAGACGGCGACCACATCCGTATCGGTAAGACCTATGCTGAGCACCTCGCCCAGTCACTGGTTGAAACCAAAGAAACTCTCGGCGCTAACATTTTGAACCGTGCGTTCAATGCTGCTTACGCTGGCGGTGATGGCGTAGCTCTCGTAGCTACTAACCACCCAATCGTCAACGGCACATTCAGCAACCAGCTGACTACTGCCGCAGCTCTGTCGCAAACTTCGCTTGAGCAGATGCTGATTCAGATCCGCAACGCTGTTGACAACAACGGTAAGCGTATCCGTTTGACACCGAAGAAGATCGTTTCTGGTCCTTCTAACGTGTTCCAAGCTGAAGTTCTGTTGAAATCGGTTCTCCGTGCTGGCACAGCTGACAACGACATCAACCCTGTTAAGTCGATGGGTCTGTTGGCTGAAGGTCAAGCTAACCTTTCTCGTATTACTTCAACTACCGCATGGTGGGTTCAGACTGATGCTCCACAAGGTCTGAAACTGTTGATGCGTCGTGGTTTGGAGAAATCGATGGAAGGTGATTTCGAGACCGACTCGATGCGTTACAAAGCCACCGAGCGTTACATCTTCGGTTGGACTGACCCACGTGGTGTCTACGGCACTGCTGGAGTCTAAAGCAAGAATAACCCTCGCTTGGAAACAGGCGGGGGTTTTTTCCGGATTATTCCGTGTATCTGACAGTTCCGGCTGACGACATGCAGACAGATACGCACCACTCGCATGTGAGGAAATTAAAATGGCACGTACTACATTTAACGGTCCAGTATCGTCTTTGAACGGTTTCATTCCTGGCCACCAAGTAACATCAAACAACGCTATCAACGCGACTGCTACCGCTACGGCAGCTCAGGTTGCGACCGGCTATATCACTTCTACTTCCGCAGCAGCGACTACTATCACGCTACCTACAGGTACTGCTCTGGGTAACCTGCTTGGCGCGACCCAAGGTACAAGTTTAGACCTGTACATTGACAATACTGCTGGTGCAAACACTGTAACAGTTGCTGTCAACACGAATGCTATTCTGTCAAGCGCAGCGGCAGACACCGCAGGTAGTTTCGGCGATTTGACAATTGCGTCTGGTGCAACAGGCGTTGCCCGTTACACAATCATGTTCTCTAGCCCAACCGCATACGTCTTCACTCGTACAGCGTAATTGTGAGGGGGTTCTCCCCCTCATTTTAAGGAGATATACATGGCTGATGCAGTAGCTACGCAAGTTTTGCTTGATGGTGAACGATTATACATCGCAAAATTTACGAACATTTCAGACGGTACGGGTGAGACGGCAGCTTTAAAAATTGACGTTTCTACACTTGCGCCTAATGCTTTCAACTTGGCTTGTAATGGTGTAAAGCTGAATAAGATTTACGCTACTACTCACGGTATGGAAGTTAGAATTTTGTGGGATGCCACCACTGATATTTTTGCTTGGATGATTCCGCAAAATACAAACTACTTGATGGATTTTTCTTCATTCGGCGGCATATCAAACAACTCAGGTACCGGTAAAACTGGAGATGTTTTATTCACAACGCTAGATAGTACTGCGGGTGATATGTATTCTATCGTGCTTGAATGTATTAAAACATACGCTACCGAATAAGGATAAATCATGGCAAAAGGACCACAGTACGTTAAAGATTTTGACTTTAATGTAAAACCTTGCGAGTATAGCTACGGCGGTAAAGTAAAAGGTTACGCAAAAGGCGGTGTCGTTGAAAAGGCTACCGGCGAGCGTTACCCCAGCAAAAAAGTCATGATGAAACATGAAGCCATGGAAACTCCCCGCATGCAGCGTGAAGAAGTCATGCAACGTGCTGAAGTTAAAGGTGCTATCCCTGGTAAAACCATGCGTCGTTCTGTACCCGTAGCGCCTAAAGTACCAATGATCGGTATGAAAAAAGGCGGCTCAATGAAAATGGGTAAGAAGTAATTTGCTATTTTAGCTTTATTGAACTATAATTTCGTCAACTCGGGCACGCTGGAACAGCGGCTATACTGACTACTATCCGGAGTTAGCATGGCCTATTCTGGCAGCATAGGAAATACGACGTTTAACGCTCTGAAGGTGATTGATCATGCCTACAGACGTTGTCGCTTGCCTGCTCAGGCTATAACGGGCGAGATGCAGAGTTACGCATTAGACAGCCTGTTTATGCTCTTGTCAGATTTAGCAAATGTGCGCACTCCGAGCTGGTGTATACAAAAGCTCATTCTGCCGATGTATGAAAACCAGCCGATTATACCGTTACCTGCCGGTACGATTGACGTCTTGAATCTCAATTACCGTCAAATACAGCCGGTAACAGGCGCATACGTCGCTACTTCTACTTCTTACACCGTAAACTTCACTACTTCTACCGTTGTAGACACCGTAGGAATTAAATGGAGTGCAGCTTCTGTTCCGCTCACGTTCCAAACTAGTGTTGACGGTACAAACTGGATTACCGTAGGAAGTGCAGATGACACGTCTTCAGCTGGCGAAATAAACTGGACAGACATTTCTGGCGCCATCGCCTATCAGTACTTCCGTATTACCTCTACGGCTACGATTTCGTACTCTGCGATAACACTCGGTAACCTCCCTCAAGAGATTCCTCTTGGACTTTTGAACCGAGACGGTTACGTCAATCAAAGTAACAAGTATTTCCCTGGTAGACCTAGCAATTTCTGGTACCAGAGAGATCTACCTAACCCTGTGGTAAATTTGTGGCCAGCGCCATTTTTAGCTGCTGAAAATGCGCAGCTGATTCTTTGGCGTCATAGAGACATTATGACCACTCAAAATTTACAACAAGAAGTTGAAATACCTACTCGCTGGTACGATGCGATAGTTAATAAATTGTCTTACAAAGTAGCTAGAGAAACACCAGCAGTAGACATGACGCTGTTTCCTATTCTGCAACAAGACGCAGCGGTATCTGAACAACGAGCTTGGGACGGTGATGCTGATGGTTCACCTACCTACATTCAGCCTTCGATCGGGGTATACACAGCATGAGTAATGTTCTGTATCTTGACGTACGAGGAGAATCGACGTTCGGTATCGGTATATGCGCTCGTTGCTCGCGTAAATTTAAACTCGCGGATTTAGCTTCTGATCCTAATTATCCTAATCTCATGGTCTGTGAAGCAGATCGTGATGATTATGACCCGTACCGTCTTGCGCCACGTAAAGAAGATCAAATTATTCTTCCCTTTACGCGTCCAGACACCCCAATCAACACACGTCCTGCTGGAGTTATTCAAGAGGCAGGTGATGAGTTCTTCGTCACAGAAGACGGTAACGGCTACTTGGAGTTTTAAATGTCAGACGTTCCAAGCAATTTAATACCGACCAGATTAACGCAACTTCCAGTTGCGCCGGTAGCTGACGAGAACAGCTTGATGATGATTGTCTACCAAGGCAATAATTATCAAATTCGCGTCGGAGATCTGCTGAGTGTTGCTGGAGTACCCACCACAAGACAAGTTATCGCAGGTACAGGACTGACCGGCGGTGGTCAACTTTCAAGTAATGTAACCCTAAGCATCGCTGCTGGGGGTGTTGGAAGCACGCAGTTAGCAAGTTCCGGTGTAACCCCAGGAGTTTACGGTACTTCCACACAGATTCCAGTATTTACCGTAGATACGACTGGTCGAGTCACTGCCGCAACTACAATAGCTGCTGCTATTTCAGGTTATGTACCTGATTCTCGCCAAGTTATAGCCGGAACCGGCTTAAACGGGGGCGGCACACTAGGCTCTAACGTAACTTTAAACGCAAACCTAGCTGATTCTTTACCTCTAGCTAATTTTCAAGCTGGCTCTTCCGGTGTTTCTACCGATATATCTAGAGCTGATCATAAACATCCTGCTGTAAACCTAGCTGTTGATGACGAAGTAGACGGTATTCTTGGTTTGTCTAACGGTGGCACTGCTAGAAGCTTAGTTCCTAGTGCTGGTGCTATAGTTTGGTCAGGCGCAGACGGCCTCTATATTGGTCCTCAAGGTTTAGCTGGGCAAGTTTTAATTTCAGGCGGTACAGGGCAGTACACTTGGGGTTCTGCCTTAGTCATAACTGACCAACCTGCTAATGTTGTTTACGCTGGTCCGTCTTCCGGTCCGAGCGGAGCTACAGGTTTTCGTTCCTTAGTCACTGACGACTTACCTAACTCTGGAGTTTCTGCTAGTACTTACGGAACTTCGGCTAGTGTTCCTGTAGTTACGTTTAACGCAAAAGGTCAAGCGACTTCAGTAACTAATACGCCGATTAACGCTATTGCGTTAACTACAGGTACTATAACTACAGCGCCGACTAACGGTACTGACATCGTAAATAAAGATTACGCTGACGCCATAGCTTCAGGGTTAAACTATCATCAACCTGTCAGTTATGCTTCTACGGCAGCGTTACCTGCGTATACGTACAATAACGGTTCAAGCGGTGTTGGAGCTACAATCACTGCTAGCTCTGACGGTGCTTTATCGTTAGGTGGCGGTTCCCCAACGGCTACACAACGTGTTTTAATTAAAGACGAAACATCTACGAAAGCTCCTTATAACGGTGTTTACGTAGTTACACAAGCCGGTAGCGCAGGAACACCGTTTATTTTAACGCGAGCTACGGATTACGATACTAGCGGTTCCGGTACTAATGAGATTGACCAAGGCGACTACGTATTAGTTATCTCAGGAACTCTGGCTAGTACAGCTTGGGTTCAGCAAACTGCTTTACCTATCGTAGTTGGTACTACGGCTCTTTCGTTTGTACAGTTTAACACGCCTATCACGTATTCTGCAGGTACGGGGTTAAACCTTTCTCCGGCTACTACTTTTAATATAAGTAACACTGGTGTTTCAGCAGCTTCTTACGGTTCAGCTTCGTCAGTTAGTACATTTAGCGTCAATGCTCAAGGTCAATTAACTACCGCTGGGTCAACTAGCATCGCTATTTCTGCTAACCAGATAACTTCCGGAACTTTACCTATAGGTAACGGTGGTACAGGCCAAAGCACTAAGATTCCAGCATTCAATGCTTTATCACCAAGTGCAGCAAAAGGTGATATAATCGGGTTTGACGGAACAAATAACATCGCATTTCCAGTAGGCGCAAACGATTTAGTTCTTACAGCAGATTCAACTACTGCTAGCGGACTGCGTTGGGGCGCAGGTGGTAGCGCAGCTCAAGCGCAAGCATACGCTTGGTTTATATCATAAGGATCAGTCATGTTAGTTCTTGACAGCACTAGTAAGTCGATACAAGTAGTGATGAGCGGGGCAGCAGCCACGACTAATCCTGACTTTGTTTCAACGTATTCAGACAATAACGGCACAACTTTTGTTGAAGGCTCTCTAGACGGAGCGTTAAACGGAACCACTGCGGTTACAGTTGTTGCTGCACCGGCTGCTTCTACTCGTCGTATTGTTAAAAGTATTTACGTTGAGAACAAAGACACAGCAGCTATAACAATCACGGTAACGTATCTAAACTCTGCGACGTCAAGAACTATAGTTAAAGTTACGCTTCAAGTAGGCGACACTTGGACTACAGACGGTACTTTTGATACTTACGGTGCGTTAAAACAAACAGTCGGTGTAGTTAACTTAGCAGCTGTCACTGGTGTTTTGCCGACCGCAAACGGTGGTACAAATCTAAGTTCATTCACATCTAACGGTGCTGTTTACGCAACATCTACGAGCGTTTTAACTACAGGTACGTTACCTATCGCTTCGGGTGGTACAAACACAACAGCAACTCCAACAGCAGGAGGAGCGGCTTACGGAACCGGAACAGAATACGCATTTACTTCTGCTGGTACTGCAGGACAAGTATTAACTAGTAACGGCGCAAGTGCTCCGACCTGGGGCGGTATCAGCGGGGGCACGTTCTGATGATTGAAAAATTAATATCTAGAGCGTTTAAGGTAAGAAATACTACCCATGTTAAACATTGGAAAACAAATTCCTACGCTCAACATAAAGCTTTAGGTCATTTTTATGAAGATTTAGTAGAATCTCTTGATAAATACGTTGAAGCCTACCAAGGAACATACGGTTTAATTGGAGATATGCCTGAAGACGTGCCCAATATCGTTAAAGTTTTGAGGGACGAATTAGTTTGGTTAAATGAAAATCGTGAAAAGATAGCTTGCAATATTCCTGCATTAGAGAATATAGTAGACGAAATGACCGCGAATTACATGAAAACCTTGTACAAACTTGAAAATTTGAGGTAAAATTATGGCACAAACAGGATATACTCCGATTCAACTTTACCGCACTACAACAGCTGGCGCAGCTCCAACGTCCGGTAATTTGAATCCTGGTGAATTAGCGTTTAACATTGCCGATGCTGATATGGCTTTGTACGCTAAAAACAACACAGGTACGGTTAAACGTGTTATGAACAATCCTGCCGGTTTAAAATACCCGACGGCAGACGGAACAAGTGGTCAGTTTGTAACTACAGACGGAGCTGGTAACTTGTCCTTTGCAACGTCAAGTGGTGGTATTTCAACAGGTAAGGCCATTGCGATGGCTATGATCTTCGGATTCTAAGGAGTAACAAATGGCTAACCCTAATATCGTAAACGTAACGTCAATCTACGGCAACGTAGGCTACGTTATCCCATCGGCGGCAGCTACTGCCACGACATCTTGGACGTACAACGGCACGACTGCTATCACTGGCTTAACCCCAGCGGCGGGTACTGTGAACCGTGTGACATCCATCACCGCAGCTAATACGACTTCAAGTGCAGTGACTGCAACGATTGCGATCGGTAACAACGCGACGTTCGGTTCAGCTACTGTGACTACGTATCCTGCGTATCAGATTTCAGTACCGCCAAATGCGACGCTGATTATCATCGACAAGACCAACTCGGTGTACATCACTGAGAACCAATCTGTCGCTGCATTCTCTGGTACAGCAAGTGCGCTGACATTTACAGCTACGTTCGAACAGATCACCTAATTCGAGGCTGACATGGGTCTTCGTTATCCTGGCGGTTATGTCACAGCGACATTTAACCCGCTTGCCTACACTACTAACGCTGCTAACCTGCTAGTTGTTGCTGGCGGGGGCGGGGGTGGCGGTGATTTATCGGCTGGCGGCGGTGCTGGCGGGGCGTTGCTTACTTCTTTTGGCTATGTGATTGGCACTACGTATAGCATCACAATTGGTGCTGGCGGTGCAGGGAATACATCAAACGGCGCTGGGACAAGCGGGTCAAACTCAGTATTCACTGGTGTTACGGCTACTGGCGGTGGCGGTGGTGCTGGTGATGGCGCTGTTCCTGCCGTTGGTGGTTCAGGCGGCGGTGGCTCAACCGGTGGTCCGCTAGCAGCCGCAAGGATAGGTGCTTCTGGGACAGCTGGACAGGGTAATGCTGGAGGAAACGGAACAGGTTACCCAGGGGGTCCAGCCGGTGGTGGTGGAGCAGGTTCTGCTGGATTTAACGGTGGTACTGGCAGCGGTTCAGGCGGTAATGGCGGCAACGGGATACCAACCACAATTACAGGTTCACAAACGTACTATGCTGGCGGTGGCGGTGGTGCTGCGGATACTCGTACTAGTTCCGTATTTGGTGTTGGCGGGGCTGGCGGAGGCGGTAATGGTGGTAGCGGTGGAGCTGGTTCGGCGGGTACTGCAAACACGGGCGGTGGCGGCGGGGGCGGTAGCCAATCAGGTGGAGATGGTGGTGCAGGTGGTTCCGGCGTAGCTATCGTTCGTAGCGGCAGAGCAGCGGCTTCCTACACAGGCTCCCCAACAATTACAATGGCTGGTAGTGACTACGTATATACATTCACTGGCAACGGAACAATAACATTCTGAGGTAGCACATGGCACATTTTGCAAAGCTTGATGACAACAACGTGGTGCTAGAAGTCAATGCACTCAGCAACCATGAGCTAGTCATCAGCAAAGACACAGTAGACGAGAACGGCAATGTAGTCGTATCTTTGGTTGAATCTGAAGATAAGGGTATTGCATTCCTTACTGCGTGGTCAGGCGGTCATACTAACTGGAAGCAGACAAGCTACAACGCTACATTCCGTGGCAAGTTTGCGGGTATTGGTGATACGTATGACCCAGTAACAAATCTGTTTGTGGCTCCTGTAGTGGAGTCTGCGCCGGTCGTAGAAGAGCCTGTACCTGTAATTGAGGCTCCACAAGAAATCGTAAGCCAAGCTCAAGTAGATTTAACCTCAACTACATTGCCTGCATTTACTAGCAGCAGTGTAGCTGCATTGACTTCAGAACAAATTTCGGGGCTATAATATGCCACAGTACAACGGT